AATAAGATATCAGCTTCACGATAACCAGGTGCCGAGAAACTCGTTACCCTATCATAATAAACCTTAAACGCACTTATTATTTCTGCTCCTGTCATGTCGTTGTCATTGTTTTTGATTCAACATGATGCATTAACTTGATTCTAACGGTTTGGTTCTTTGGATCATCCAAATAAAATATAAGATCCTCAAGAACTCCTATTGGCTCATCTGCTCCAGGTAATGCATAATAATGCCTGTCTTTTAAAAGAGCGCCTGTCTCTACTGATCGTTGAATCAATAATTTCAGATTATAATCTTTATCACTAAGGATCTCATTGAAGACCTTAAGATCAGATTCTATAATCTTTCCCAGTTCGCTCTTAAGCCAGTCAACAGCTGCATTACGTGGTGGCCTCTTAGCTTCCTTCTTGTTTAGATAATAAACATGAAGGAAATCCGTCATCTTCTCAGCACTATGATCAATCTCACCAAGGTATTTATATGCCGCCTTCTTCTCTTCCAGATTAGAAACTTTATCAACCATTTCTTCTCCTTCTTCTACAAGGGCAAACATAAATTCACCATTATCAAACCGAGAAGCCCAGTTTGGAGATATCAGGTGGCTATTGGATCGCAATACAAGATATTCAATAAAATCCCTTGTTTGACTAAGATCAAGATGTTTACCATTTCGATCAAGCTTAACAGTAGATTCTGCTTCACGCATCCAAAAGCCCTTGGGGGTATTAGGATTAAGATCCCTAATATTCTCCAGTCCCAGTTCATCTCTCAGGAACTCCAAGTCGGCTTGGGTAAAATCCGGGCAAGGATTTACAAGAACTCTTCCCCGTGCTCTTGATGGTACTGTGTAATCACGGGTACTTCCTTCATTTAGAAAGGCTGAATCGTGCTCCGGTCCGAGCCAGCCTCCCTTACGTCTGATGGGTCTTACGACAACCTTTTTTGTTCGTAATTCCCTGATACTTTTTGAGTATCCACTTACTTCATTCTCCATGTTAATCTCCGTTTAATAGTGTTTTATGCTGCCAGTATATTCGGGCGTATAGTAGCACAACGAGTAGGATCATTAACCATGCATCCACCGGTAAAGGCTTTATGCATCGTGTATCCATCTTCGGGTGATCCCATATACCTTCTTTCATTGTTTACCTGATAAGGATCTCTCAGACCGGGAACATATCCCATATAGTCTTCCATTCCTTTTTCAAATACCAACCTGATGTTATCTTCCCCACCGGTACGACCAACATTAAGAATCTGATATTCGTAGGACTTGGCTACGCCTTTCCCACTTGGATGCATAATCTTATTACGCTCACGGTCATCATACACTGGATCAATCATAACACTCAGGCGAGTTCCATCGGGACCCCAATACTCAACGAAGTTCTCACGATATCCCCAACCATTACCGGTCTTATAGATCGGATGTTCGGTTTGCATTGGCTGATACAGGGTACTGTAACTCTTAATAGCCTTATGGAAAAGATAGGCACCCCATTTCCCGGTTCTCATCAGAACCTGGCGTGTCTGTCCATAACCTCCCTGAGTGTCATCAGTAAGGTCCATAATAGCTTCTGTAAGCCATTCGATATCGATATCAAAATCATTGTAGTAAAGGACATTGGTTGCTTCAATCTGTTGCTCCAGACCTGCTCCCTGCTCAATCTTAAATCCGGAATATCCAATTTGCTTGAATGTTCCATCAGAAGCACGGTTGGTAGTAGCAAAGTTGATAAGCTTATCCTTCATATCCTGAAACTGCTGCTCAAACTCCCAATCAGCATATTGCTGCCATGTAGTCATAACATGCTCTTTACCATCAGCATCTGGTGCTTTCCAGGACCAAGCTACCGGACGGGAGATCATATTACCAGGACGGGTGTCTTGCATACGTACCATTGAGAAAGTGTTCTTCATGGAGAATGGGCTGGTATAGTTAGGAGTCCCACCTTTGATAGATAGGGTCTTCTCTACAATAGACCATTCTTTTGAGAACCTCTTACCTGCGGCAAGTTCAGCAAAAGGAATATAAAGATCCGGGTCACCAGTGAAAAGCTCACATTCATAATCCCAGTTAGTCCCATTAGGGGTAGGGATATTGGTAATTCGAATCGGGTAAACTGAATTCCTCTCACCAACAATCAGGTTGGTATCTGAGAAATATTGTTCAGGGAATGTCAAGGTAAAACGTGCCCCATTCTTACCAACTTGTGAGGTGGCAGAAATAGCAGAGCCATTTACAGTACAGGAAATAAGAGGCACATTCTTCTTGGCAGAACCTTGTAGTCTCCAGCGGAAATCATCATCTGTTTCAAGATACAGAGTATTGAATTTCTTTAAGAAGAGTCCGAAGTTCACACCACGATTAGCCTTGTACAGCAATGAAACGAGCTGACTTGTTTCCTGTGGCTTGAGCTGATAGATCGCCCCTAGATGATTCTTGGTTGTCAGACCAGACCAATCTTGAGGTTCATACTCTTGTAACGGTGATACTCTTTGCATTGTGTGTTAATTTAAATCGATTTATATTAAATAGAAATGTTTGTAGGAAACGTAAACTTTGGTTCCCCTTTATTCTCATCTTCCTCAGCTGCAGGTTTCCCTGTAACTTCGGGTTTATCAGAACTCATTTTTTGAAGAAACTTTTTAGAAGCACTTGTCTCAGCCTTTTTTAATATAGGATCAAACTTGGCATCCTTATCAAAGAATCCTTTTTCTATAAAATAATTCAATCTCATTTCAAATGATATAGGATCCTTAGCCCGTAGTTCCATAACTCTACTTACAGGCACCTGTTGTCCTTGTTCATTCTCAGTGTATTTTACAGGTACGGTCATGTTTTTGATAAGGGTATCCTGCTCCGCTTTGGTAACTTCTACTCCCGGAATAATCTCCTTAATACTCCCAACAGTAGTCTTAACCTTCTCTTGCGTTTCCTGATCACGCTTTTCTTTGACTTTTTTTCTTTGTTCAGCCTCCGCAAATAAAGCATCTCTCTCCTTCTTTATCTCACCTTTAATCTCTTTCAATCCCTCAGTCGCATCAACAAGAAGTGTTTCATTGTTCTTTGAAACATCAATAAGCTGCTTTACTTTAGCTTCAGAAAGTCCTTTCATAAACAGGGAATCAGCATAGATAGCCTCCTGGTTTTCTTCACTATCCTCAAGGTCCTTTACCTCAAGTTTTCCATACTGCTCTTCAAGGCTTGCATTAGCGGCAAGATCTTCAGGATTAACACCGGCTTTAATTCCCTCATATATTTTAAGGGCTTCGCCTATTACTGCTTTTTCCTTTTCGATACCTTCCGTTATTGCTTCATCATAATTCTTCTGTATTACAGTATTGATCTTAACGAATCGTTCTTCATCTGTTTTAAGACTTTTAAGCTCATCAAGATCAAAGTTGGGTAAGAGGCCGTTTTCCTGAAGAGTTGCAGCATGGAGATATATCGGAGATTCAATCTCTTCTGCGGCCCCTTTACCCTTCCCTGATTTATCTTCACCGTCTATAGGATCAGATATTTTTTCTTTTGGTTCTCCGCTTGCTGCTATTGGTTTATCTACTTCGAGTAGATCTGGTGGTTTTGTCTCTGGTTCTTTCGTTGCTCCAGGTTCCTCACCTGCCGGTGGATCATCTGGATTTGCCGGGTCCCCACCCCCGTCTTTGCTCACTTCCTTAATTGTTTCAGTGACCACTGGATCATCAGGGCCAACGTCAACAGTAAGTAGCGATTCTTCCAATCCTGCTATATCGATGCCTCCAAATAACACATCGTCACCAGAATTTTCTGCTGCTTTTTCTGCCATTTTTTTCTCCTTTCAATAGTTACAATTTTAGTTAATAATAGACCTCATTTCAAGTATACCACCGTTACTATGGTACATTCTATATAGTTAAAACATATAATTTAATATTATATAATTTTTTTATATAACTTTCGCTTTAGGTCGCTTGGATGCTATGGTTTCAGCGCTTTTAATTTGCAGTCGTGTTCGATCCTCTTGTGATTTTAAGCCATCATAAAACTGTTTTGACTTCTCTCTCATCTCATCTCTTTTCAGGTCAAGTGTCTCTCTTAGTTTAGTAAGTTCAAACTCTAGTTTTTCTCTGTCCTTACTTCCCTCTTCCATGAGTTCAACTTCTGCCAAACGACCACGTATTTGCATTTCAGTTTCAATCAATGATGCTTCGATCTTATTCATCTCAATACGCTCCTTCTGTTCAAGCTCCATCTGCTTAATTTGATTCATTGCTTCCTGCATGCGCTCATTACTTTCTAGTTGCTCCTTACGTGCATCATCCTCTCTCTGATTAGATTGCTCTTCGCTATGTTCAAGCTTATTAATCATACTGGATACTGAAGTATCACGATAGATAGCGAAGATATCCTTAAATGTTGCCTTGTCGTTTTGCAGGGCGGCTTGTGCCAGGGTTTTGATTGCATTGATAAGCTCTGCATCATTACGTCCATCTGAGACATAATAACCATACTCTGTTTCTGCAAACCGTCTACCATCAACAGTTATAAGATGTGTGATAAGTCCATCATCAACATATTGCAGCTTCTTAGCATTCTCTCCCTCGGCATATCTCCATGCATGTTTGGCTGTTTCAACAAGCAACTGCAGGACTCTTATTTTTGTGTTATCATGCAAGGCAAACCACTCTTCTGTTACATGTGAACTATTTGTAACAGCCATCTCTACTCCACCTTTGGTTTCCCTGTTTCCAATATCCCCCTCACGCTGAGGAGACACACCGGCTACTTCTGCAAGTTCATTCTTGACATATCGTGCTAGTTCCAGGTTTGCCCGGATCACATCAGCTGAGTTAAGATTTAGTATATCGGATCCACGTTGCTTAACGGTTCCAATAAGTTTGCCTGTTGCATTACCCTTTTTACCTTCTTTAAATGAATCTTTAATCATGTACCCATTTGCTTCGGCAAACATCATGACAAGTTCTTCATCCCATCCATCCGGGATCTCAGCCAGATCCAATTCTGCTATTACTCCTTTATTACGTGCTGAAGCAAGTTCAGTACGCTTCATGTATACATTGTAAAGATATTTATAAGGTTTTACTCGATCCATTAGACTAACACCCGTTCCACCTATAGAATATACGGTGCCGCAATATGGTGAACTACAGATTGAGGGATTGCTCATCTTTGTTCCTATCCTTGGTAACGGTTCAATACGCTTATACATATCAGGACCTATACGATATCCCTGCCACCACTCATTGATCCATCTCCAGTCTACGGTCCATCCCTGTCCTTTGAATTGATCTATTGGAAAGTTCTCATCAACAATAGTTCCCTGTTCATCTCCTTGCTTATCGTAATATGTAAGTTTACCTATCTTTCTACGTGACTTCCACACTACACGTATCACACGGATATTGCCGTCCTGATCATAGTTTCCATCATAAGCCCATATATCCTTACCATCTACAGTAATAAGTTGTGATGTGGACATATCTTGTGCTTCCTGTGTAGCATCAAATGGGCCAGCTAATACTACATCTCCAGACATATAGTTTCTTCGGGCTCCCTCTTCAAGTTGATCAATCTCGTTATCATCTAACTCTTCCCAAAACTCATCTATCACTTTTCCTACTGATACATAGTTATCAGAGACAATTATATCTGAATCTTCCACCTTATGACTATCCCCCATTCCAAATGTTGATATACCAAGGATGTTTTCTTTCTTAACAACAGGTTCCCCATGAGAGATATCAACACTGTATATTTCTTCAGCACCAACAAGAACATCATAAAATGCACTTGAGAAGACTTCTTTAAGTTTTTGTGTATGCCAGAAATATTCTATAATCCTGCTCCCAACCTTCTCACCATAATCCTGCAGGTTATACTTCTGGTAATGCTCGATCTTCTTTAACTTACGTGAAACTTGCTCCTCGGTATAATTTCCATTTTGTATCTCCTGAGCCAGCAGACCAAATATCTGCTCACCCATCTGAGTTTCCTTTTCACTAATAGCATCTTCATTAACTGATCGTACCCTCCAGTCAAATCTACGCTTTGATTCCTCTCCCTTTAGAACATTAAATTTTGCAACTTCAATAGGATAGTTCTGTGTCTTAGCTGGGAAATGCACACCACGAATACCCATTGGGTTAAATGCTCTCTCAATATCATGTTCATCTATGATACCCTTTATAAGGTCATAGTTAAGTTTCTTTGCTGATCGACTCTTGCGTATCTTACTGGTATCGCTCGTTGTAATCGTTATACCAGCCAGAACACATTCCTTTCCCCACTTTTCAGTTTTCTGTGTCAGGGTTTTCTTTTGAGCCGGGAACTGATGAAGTCTCATTGCCATGGTAGTAAATTTAAAGTTTGTCTTTCCTAAGCTTGCATCCTTTTATCTATAACAGCAAAAGGATCATTTGTTGTTCTATACTTCTCCTTAAACATCTCCATGCGTTGAAAGAAGGGTGATACCATTTGTTGCGCTGCTTCCTCTTCAGGAATAATATTTTGAACATCTTCTTTTAATATCATTAACATCTGAATTGCATCTACACGGTCAAAGTTACCAAGCTTGTGCCAGTAGATCAATTCTTGTAGTAGAGGTACACTACGTATAGTGTGCAGGTTGAGTCTCTCGCTTCCTGGTGCAACGAGTGTTGTAAGCCATATCAGAATGAGTTCTCTTCCCCATTTTTGTATAGGAAGTGTTCCTGGTGTACCGGCACCACGGTTGAGTAATGACTTATCGTAGATCTTGTCATGGACAATTTTTGGTGTGTCGCATAATAAGTGGGCGTGATGTCTGCCGTTGAGATAAGTGAATAATCCTTTCCAGTTGTTTTCATAATTGCATTTTGCATTATAATACAACAATAAACGTCTTACGTTCTCATAGTATTGATTTGCAGTTTTAGGTCTTCCTGTATATTCTGCAACAATACGTTCAGTAAGTTTATTTAAAATAAAGGTGCTCCCAAGGGAATCGGTTGTTGACTCATCATGATCGTATGTATCATTACCGGCTAAGTATATTCCATAAGGAATGATACCTTCTGAATTTGCTACCGGATGTTCATAGATAACAATCGCTCCGTCAATATCCCGCTTATCAGTTTGTGGGAATACCCTGATAGGTCGTGCATCGGGATCCAGCTTCCACTCTATCTTCTCAGTTTCCGGATTAATCACTAGCTTACCAACCCATTCTTGTTCTTCAAACTTCTCAGGATTTGATCTTAGGTTGTTCAGATGTTCCTTAAGATCATTTATTGGGAAGATGGTCCCACCAAGACGCATGATCGCTTCCTGTGGTTTACGTGGTTCCTCAGCAATGAACCGGGTTATAATCTCAGGATTCTTAGTGGCTTTTATAACCTTGTCTCTTGAGGCATCTGTAAGTGAACGGGCAATATCCAATTTGGTATTACCAAATTTATCCATTGTACCCTCAAGGTTCTTTTCTATAGATGCAAAGTAACCACACTTTCCTCCTGCGACATCATCCCATACATTAGGGACCATATGTACGTTATGTGCTCCGCCCTCATAAAACAACTGTTCAAGACCCATGAAATCGACATCCTCCGTACCTCCTGTTCCGAAAGCAAGTTGCAGACCATACGTTAAACGGCCCTGCTGCATACTCTTTAGGGAGATATTCCATGCTTTAAGTAAATGTGGGTTCTTACCCGATTCCTCGAATATAACCAACTTACCTGCCTTTCCACGAGCCTTGTTCCAGTTGTTTTTAAGGGTAACTCCGATAATCTCACTCTTAAACCCTTTCTCTATGCTTAACCCTCCATGATCGATTCTATAAGAGGCTCTCTTGTGCATTATAGAATTATGATATTGCCTGCGCTTCCCCCATGGTGTATGAGACTCAACATGGTCCATCATCTCCCACGCCTTAGTTAACAAGCCATCGCTAATAAGATATTCCTTTTCATCAGCAAACACATAGGACTTAGATCCTGGGATCAAGTAATAATTCCTATTACACATCCCACCACCCTTATAGGAATATCCCTTACGCCTGCTTTTAATAACTGCTCCATGGGTTCCGGATCGTTCAGCATCTTCGAGATAATGGAAATACTGATAATCACCATCCCAGAAATCCGGAAAGTTAAACTCCCTGTCTGCCCTTGCTTGCTGGGTTAATATATCAAGATCCATCTTTAATATATCATCCGTTTGTGGAGCATCAATCTCAACAGCAATAAATATAGGTGAGTAATTCAGGTACCAATAAAAATAGCCAGGAATCCAATCCCGGCCAATATTATAACCATAAAGAGATCTACGAGCCTCTTCTTCCCAAAACTTATAGTAGTTACTTGAGCTATGGGAATTCACTGGATAATTTGTATAACGACCAAACTCTTTGAAATGCAATGACGACTGACACCACTCCTCGGTATTGTAATGCGGGGTATTCTTGTAATACCCGGTTTCAATTACTTCCTGTTCAACTTCCATTAATTCTGCTTTAACCAAGTTGCGTTATGTGAATCTTCAAATAAACCAACCTTCCCACCTCCACGTATCTGCATTTCTTCATCCTCACCACGTACTTTCTTTTCCCACTTTTCTATCTTCTCAATAATTGATTCAACATCCTTGAGTGCATCAGTAACCTTCTTAGGATTATAATCTTTCATATCATCCTGTCCCGATTGATACTGAAGGTCGTTATAGAACTTCATTAAAGAATCTACTGTAGCACGTACAGACTTAAGATACCTCATGGAATATGTTTCCTGTATGCGCTCATACTTTTTAATAGCATCCAGCATGAGTTCATCAGGTTCAAAGTTCTTGTCCTTCATGATCTCAAGGCCAACCATAGAAGATTTCTCTATACCATATATATTATATTCACTTTGAAAGTCAGCCATAAAATAAACATAGGCAAGATCCTTATTGGCCCTTGCCTTTGATTTTGAAGTATCACGACTCCATACCTTCTTAAATTCTGGAATGAATAGCGCCTTTGGTTCAATTGTCGGACTGCCCTGATTCAGAATAAACATCGTCTATTATTTTTTTGGCCTTCTTGACAAAGAAGTTTCTTTTGCCTGGAAGCACCTTAAAGGTGAATAAATAGGGTAGCTTAATATAAGGAAAAAAATCATTATAATGATCCGCCCTCTTCATGTTAGCTCTTGCACATTCAAATTGTGATATTATAACATCCCTAACAATTTCCGGATCGGTTTCGTTTATACGAGCAATCTTACGAACGATCCTGTTAAATTCTTTACTCTTTATGTCCATTGAGTTTAAATGTAAAGCTTAGAGCCAGATCATCATCTGCAGAAACAACAAACAGATTTCTAATTTTCTTATCTTCCAAAATTTTAATTGCCCGTAAATGTGAAAGATAATTATTCAGATAATGTTCTTTAAGTTTTAATTTACCCAATATATCAATCTTGATCTCCCGTGAAAATACCATTGCCCATCTCTTCTCATCATCCTGTTCATCCTTAAAAAGATCATAGTAATAAAGTAACTGAGCCAGCACTCTCAGAGGTGCATCACTCAGGGTAGTCTTCTTACGATTAAGTCTCGTAAGCATACTGTCAATGATTGGTTTTTTAAGCGTCAAATACTCCAAAAAAAACCTCTCTTTAGTGGTGACGATTTCTATGTTTTCTGTATGCATGCTCCTGACAAGTTTCTTTGGTTATAACAAAAGCCAGATCAATCTGACCTGGCTTTCATATTTCAAAGACGATGACTTTAAATTAACTCCACACTGTAATCGAGCACAACAAATATATAATTTAATTCATATACAAGTCAAATTATATATAATTATTTATTATAAAATAAAATTATATAGTGTGTTCGTTCTTTGGTGCTGATCCGAAGATCTCATGTGGCTTCATCATCCAGAAGAGTTTTTTATTATGTATCATTGGCTCTCCGGTATTACCACGGTAGTATACTTTCTGACCTACTCTCAGTCCAAGATCTTCATCGATCAATGGACCGATAGCTTTAACAATACCCTGCCATCCATGCTTGCCATCGTATACATCAAGAGCATTTTTTGTATAGTCTACATAGCTCATATACTCCGATGCTGCTTTCTTTTCAGCTTCCAGGATGTTCTTAGGATCAGGAGCGCCAACGATATTAAGACCAGCTCTCTTGGCCGCTCTATCCATCTTAGAGAGGATGTCAATTTTATCAAGTACTACCCAGTCTCCAATAGGTTGAAACTTGAACTCTCCGGGTTTCATTTTTGATTCTTTTGCTGCTTTCATAATTATAATTTAGAATGGTAAATCATCTACTCCCTCATCAGGGATACTTTCTGTTTTTGGTACATCAAATATTGTATCTTCCGGTTCCAGTGGAAGTTCATCTTCAATTGAATCTGAAGCTCCTACACCATCACCACGAGTAACAACTGTTATCTCAAGGCACTCTACATTGGTAAAGTATTTCTCTTCAGGCTTTTTGCCCCATCTGCGACCTGCAAGGGCCCAGCGGACCACAACCATGTCTCCGGGATAAACACCGTCCAGAAGCTCGCATTTGTCCTGTACGAGCTGTAGTTTTATGTAGTCAACAAAAGTCCCACTAACCGTACTGCTATTGACTATTACGACAAATTCCCTCTTACGGAATTTCTCTGATACTTTCTTGATTTCCCATACTACGTCAACCTTTCCACTTAATTGATATGATTCCATATATAAATATATAATTTATTTTTATATAATTTAATTATATGTTTTAGATCATATAATCCAATTATACATTTTCATGTCTCCATTCATTCCTTGACGAAAGAATGAAGGTAATAATCCATTACGAACAAGGATATCAATATCACCTTTATCATAGTTTAGTTTAGGTAGTTTATCATGCCGTGGTTTTACTATTCCAATGATATTATATCCTTCTTTTTTGAAATGTCCATCTACTACATTGAATCCAGTAAGCACGAGATTATACATCAGGATACCCATATTAAATACATGGACATGACCACCAGCCAGGGCATGTTTAAATGGCGGTACAGCAATGCAAAGCACACCATCATCATTCAGGGCACTATTACATCCTAATAGAAAAATGCCAGTATTCCGGATGTGCTCTAGAACGTGGTTTGCAATAATAACATCAAATCCACCAACAGGAATACCAAGTTCCAAGTTCCACTCTATAAAAGAATAGTTCTCATGCTTGAAGGAATGGGTGCGTTTTATATCTATATCAGTGACTTTCTTATCCCGGTCTATAAGGAACCGTGCTGTCTTATCAGATCCACTACCTATATTAAGGTATGTCTTGGCTTCCGGCCTATCGATATATTTAAGGATTACTCCTTTACCCCCCAACATTCATTACAGTTTTTAATGCCCAGTCAAGTTCATCCTTATCAAGTTTAATCTCGTCCTCTTCACGTAAGACATTACCTTTCGTAAATTCTATATCATCATCCCAATATCCAAGATCAAAATATTTTCCAGTAGAGTAAAACATTGTTGGTGTTATCCATTCCTTATAACTCCACTGGCACTTAGTTTTAGCTATATATTTCTGAGCTTTTTCAATGAACCCAGGTTTGTAGATGCATGGCTTATCAATAAGGATACAGCAATACATATTCCAATCCGGAATAAGTTTATGTAGTTTCTTCTTAATCTTTTCACTCTTAGCAGAATATGCTTTCCATGTCTGCAAGCGAAGAGCATACATTGGATACCATCGTCCGAATAGAGTCAGGGAGATGTTTGTCCAGAACTCATATCTCTTCTTATACTTAGGTTCCTTGGTTGCCATGAACCTCACCCAGTAATAGAAATCAGGACGTTGTATTCTCCATGGGATCTTTATATCCTTGATTCTGGAACTCCAGACACAACCCTTTACTTCCATAACAAATATTAATGCTGTAAATGGGTCCCGTGACATACGGTGTTGCCACCTGTATTTCTTTGGGTGTAGGAGCTTATCTAACCGGTTCTTTGCTATATGATGCTCATTACCCTGCATGGCGCTATCCGGCCAGCGTTTGCGCTCCCTGAGTAACCATATGGTCCTTGTGATAAGGTTATCCATATTCTTTACAAGTCCAACGGATACTGTATGTAGGGCACCATCTCCCATGGCATCAGGAGAGAATCCGTCATACCAAGTTGATTGATTTGTTCTCGCACGAACGAAATCATCTTTTATATACCAATAGTTCATAAAGAAATATTATAAATATCCTAGGATATCTTTTCATCTTGTATCACATCGTTAACTGCTTTTCGTACACTATCTATCGTAACGGGATCTGAGTAGGGAGTTATCTCATCAAAGAGATCAGCGAGCTCCTTAAACATCGCTGCTTGATTAGCATGCGGGAGAAAGGTAGCAATCATGTTCCTTTTACCAGTGGCATGTTTTTCCCAGATCTTTTCGATCCGAATGAGTAATTGTTTTCTGTTCATTAGTTCGGTCCTGTTATAAATTGTTCCTCTTCCAACGATCCTGCTCTTATCATCATAGCTGGATGTATAACTTCATTAATTATCTTCTGAGAGAATGGTGTACGGAATGAAATCCCGTTCACATAGAACACTATATCCTTTGTTCCTGTATGACGATTCTTGTCCGGATCGATCCAATAAGAATCTATAAAGATCGTATGAAAAGCAGTTTGCTTTATAGTCAATGGATCCTCGCTCTCAACACCAAGGTCCTTCATGTGATCACGTTCATCTTCTTCTTCTAAATCCAATAAATATATTGGAATCACAAACATCTTATGTGTGCTCATTCAAATGAATAATTAAATTCTTCAATATCTGCTTTACAATGTTCCTTTATCATTTCATGGGTTTCTGGATTATACATCAATCTCCAATCGTAGTTACCCTGATTCTTATAATGTGGGAGTGGTGGCCGGTCAATACAAATCTTATCACATATATAATCAAATGAAAGGTCAAGAGATTCGAACCTTCCGATGTAATCTACCATCCAGAATCCGTTGTCACAAACGTAGCTTAATTGGCTTTTTGAATAGATCCCAAGTTCGTTATTATACACCTTATATATATAGGTGTCAAAATCGATGTCTCCGATGTCTGTACTTCTTCGTCCTTTAAGGAACTTCCAGATCGATGCATGACGCTCCCAAGGATTGCGTACAATAGCAAATTTAAAGTAATTGGAATACTCTCTTGCCAGTGGATATGTCATTGGTTGATGTGGACGAAATCCTGGACCATCTGTTACCTTCTCCCCATCGAAGTATAGTTGCTTAGGATTTGCAAATGGGAGTAATGCTTTTTTAATAGATGTACCACCCGTCTTCTGAATATGCACGAAATAGAATTTATATTTGTCTGATCTAAACATTTAAATGGTATAGGTTAAGGTATTTATTTGTTTTGTTCTCCGGATCGGAATATACACGCTGAATAGGATCTTTAATACCAAATGGTGGCAGTTCAATATTCAGTGGGGCATAGTTAACTACATTCCTGCCATAATTGGATGGAATATCATAGGATGTAATAAGTAGGTACTTCGGTTTTGATCGGAGCATGTTATCGAGCAATAATTTAGCCTCTTCGCTATTCAGGTGAATCATAACACTTCGACATATCATAAGGTCTGCGGGAAACAATGGCCATAGAGCTGCATTACATTCAATAAAGGAAAGCCTCGGATCAGCCATCATGAGAGAATTCATGTCTCGCTTAAATACCCAATCGTAGCCAATATATTGAGCATCTCCAAAGGCAACCTCTGACATCCAGTTAAAATCCCCACATCCTATATCAGCTATTGATTGAATATCATTTGCCTTTATAAAGTCACTGAGCCACTGAATAAGATAAGTTGCTTTCTCCTTACGGGCACCACCACCACAAGCAGTCTCAGGCATGCCCTGTTTCCATCCTGTCTTACATATTTGATATGACTTATCCCATTTATCCATTGAGTTGTTCTTTAGTTGACTTCCATGGTGTATTCAGAGCCCAGTCCTCAGCGGTCCACTGACAGCTGATAATAAAGTCCAACTTGTCTTCAAGTACTTCACGATCCGGAAACAAGGGATCATCAACCATTCTTAGGTCGTGATGTGTAATAGAGTATACCATAGAGCCGTGGTCCATTGTAATAGCCGGTGTTCCATGCATAAGTGCTTCTACAGCTGCATTAGAGTTGTACACTACTACGCATCGTGCTTGATCGAGATCTTCATAAAGCGTTCTCTTAGCCGGATCAGAGATCCTGACACCCAATAAAGAGACAAGCGCATTTGTATGAACTGCTCTCGGATGTTTTGGGTGAGGACGGAAAACAATTGGCAAACTGGTTATCTGTCGTAAATCATATGCTGTACGATGAACCCATGCTTCATAATCGATATGCTGAACAGATGTGTCCCATGGCACTTGACCACACAATAATATATAGTCATCACTGGTATTCTCTCTTTGCTCCGCAAGATAATAATCTGGTTCTGATATTTTCCGTATACTGAGCTCAGGCTGTACGTAGAACTTTGCTCTTCCGGATACCCCTCCAAAGCCAAACTGAAAGTACTTCTCACGATCACCGATCCATCCAAGTTCAATGACTCCTGTACGACCTGTATGAGCACGATCAATAATATCCCTGTAGGTTGTTGTATGTGGGAACTTTAAAGAATGCATACCAAAGCGTATAGCAACATCGCATTCATGGTATTGATTATTCCGGATGATAAAGCTATCTGGTTCATAGTTTTCAAATCCTCTTATCACTGATTCCATAAGATCATCAATAAGTGGGATCCCAAGGAAGGGATGAAATACTCCTACTTTCATGTTTCTATTTTTTTATACCCGGCCAGGATAAAGTCCTGACTGTAGTATTTATTAATAAGGTCTATGCTTTCATTACAAAGGTATTGATCATATGGACCACGGGCTACCGGATTCCCTGGCCCAAGGCTTCCTTTCCGAACTGCCGTTGTTGAATTAATATTATCAAGAGGGATCTGTTTGGTATTAAATGGCATGTCAAGCCACTCCTTATTAAGATTTTCAAATCTAAGTATCTTATCAAAGTAATTCGATCTTAACCATTCTGCTTGCCGGTGTGTCACTACAAGATTCTCTCCCTGATCAATATCTCCAATCCTTCTGCAGAAGTTTAGGAATGTATTATCTTCTTTAAGGTACTTGCTTATAAAGTGTCTCTTGTCATTATTCCGCTTACAGGTGCTCCACCATATAGATACTGCCCTATGGTATGGATTACGCACTACTGTAAACAGGTAGAAGTGCTTATATCCAAGTGGAACGCTTCTGGCATGGTCAGAGGTCACTATACCCCCGAAGTACTCTTTCATGCATGCATAGATACTTCTTGTTCCTGTCTTTGGTATTGCCATAAAGACAATCCTGTGATCTGTTGATATGATCATAAGAAAGATGGGAGCCCGGAGGCTCCCTGATAATCTAGTTGACGGATGGTTCCTGTACTGGTGGTTCACCCTCAAAATTACTGATACTTTTTTCTTCGGAAACGCTTTCTGTTTCTATATCCTCAAATCCTGGAATCTTTCCCTGTGCTGTCTTCCCACTGAAGATAAACTGGAATAGTTCTCCCTGCAGCACTTCAAGTTTTCCCTTAAGCTTCAGGTAATCTTCATTCATAGGTATCTTCCCGGATTTGACATTAGTTGAATATCCTTCAGGATTATTCATCTTACCATGAATATCCAATGTAACAACCCCATCCTTCTCATCCAACTGGAAGCCGGTAAGAGTGAAGTAATCTCTTTCTTCTCCTTCAAGGTAGAATGCTTTTGCCAGATCAGGAACAAGGGCATCTCGTGCATTAATCAAGTCTGGATGTGGAAACTCTTCTTCTTCTGCAGAACGGTTCTGCTTAATCGTCTTGTCATAATACTTAATTGAGATGATTTTCAATCCAAATTTACTTTGTAAGATGTTTACATTTTCTTGTTTCATAATTTAATAATTAAGATTTATAATTAAAACGGATTATCTATTCCACGGAAAGGATCTCTCTCCACTCCTGAGTCACCTAACCTACTACATAGTGAGAATGCTATAAAAAATATCATAATCAGCAGCACCCATCTGGCTACCATCTCACTTTTCTTTGGTCTATCGGGATCATGTATTGCCATTATAGTTGTATTTCATGTTCCATAATCATTGCGCCTGTATCTTTTCTACGTTCAGCAGATTCAGCTCTTTCAACCCTCCAATCAATATCTATTTTTTTACAACGTAATAGATAATCTTGGATAGATTCATTTATGAACTGTATAGTTGGTTTATCATAATCTTCACCTTGTTTAAAGGTTTCAGAAAAATAATTATTGTATACAGAGTAAAACTTCTCATTCCGTTTAATAATTACATTGGCCGAAATAAATACCCCATGATCTTTTACTTCTATCTCAAGATCTTTAAGTAGCATATTAAATATATTTATAATCTTCTGGTGTTAGTTCTCTTTGTCCTGTTGCATGTTTATCAACACTGATCTGTTTACGTATTCTGAAGAATCCCTTGTACTGGGGA